AAACTTAGAACTACAAAAATTAAAAGAGCAGCTAGAGTTAACTGACTTAGCAAACAAGCAGTCAACAATAGGAGTTGCTGTTCCAACAGAAAGTTTAAAAGCAGATATAGCTAAACTAGAGTCAGAAATAAAAACTATAGCTGATCAAGGTTTAGAAATATCAAAGCAAAAAGCTAAAGATTATATTCAAAGAGTTAAAGATCAAGAAGAGAAAGCAGGAGGTAAAGTACAGGTTGTAGAAAATAAAGACGAGTACATTGACTTTTTAAATAAAAATAAAGACGTACTGTCTAAAGAAGATTACGAATCACAAATGAAGCTAGCTACTGATCCTACATCTAGGATAGATGCCGCTAATATAGTTACTAATACAGGAGAAAAAATACAAGTATTTAACATAGGTGATATATTAAAACCTAAAACTGTAGAAATAAACGGACAAAAAGTAGAGTATATAGATTTTACAGCTGGCCCTCACGAACCTGTACATAACTTTATAAACTCTACTATAAAGCAATTAGGTATAGAATCAAACAAACCCGCATTAAATAATTTTGTAGAAACATTTAAATCTACATTAACAGATAGTGAAAGAAGAGTACTAGAAGACAGGCTGTCTAAAATGCCTGATTATGTAGCTAACGAAAATACATTAGAGTTTTTTAATGTATACGCTGAAGCTTTAGCTACTGGTGAAATTAAATATCCTGATGGTCAAGATGCTATAAACTTACTAGGTGAGTTTAATATAATTTTAGAAAATGCTTCTGGAAAAGATTTTAACTTTACTACTACCACAGAGAGAGCTGCTGTAGAATCTATTAAAAGTATTATAAGTGAATATACTAGATCTATAGTTAATGATAAAGTAGATAATAACGAGTCTGTAAATAAGTTTTTAGAAGTATCATACTCTGACCAAGGCTATATAAAAATAAATAATAAAGCAGAAATACAAAACTACAAAGGCAAAGCTAAACAATTACAAGATCAAATAAAACAAAACGAAAACTTAATAAAACAGCTGCAAGCTGAAGGTGATCCATTTGGTGAGATTGACGCGTTTAGAAATACAAATGAAACACTTCAAAGTGAGCTTGACGGAATGCTCAGCAATGTAGATAGAGCAGCTATCAACTTAGAGAATATAGATATAATAGTTAATAAAAAAAGTACTCAAGGTCAAATACAAGCTGCTAAAAATAAAATAACTGAAAACAATGCTCCTTTAATACAGTCTGTTAAGAATAAGTTTGACTATAGCAAGTTAGATCAAAATGTGGATTCAGAAGCTGCTAAAGAAAATTGGGATGCTCAAGTAGATTTTTATTTTTCTCAATTATTAAACTCATATTTAAATACTTATTCAAGAGCCGCTGAAGCTGGAGTAAGACCAGGCGAAAAGTTTGCAGATCCAAAAAAAGGTAAAGAATATACACTAGCTGAGTTTGGCGCTTATGCTACTAGACTTAAGAAAAAGTTAACTGATATAGTAGATAATTACGGGGAAGAAACTGATAAATTTAAAGTAAGTATAGATAAAAGTACTGAAGAAGGTTTTTTACCTAACGAAATACAAAGTGCGCTTAGTAATTTTGATAACTTTAATATAGATGCGGCTGAACCTGTAAAGACAGAGTATAAACCAACATTTGGTAATAAAGTAGATTATATTAAAACAAGTTTAATAGACATATCAACTATTGAATTTAAAAATGAAAAAGATTTTTACACTCAATTTAAAAACATAGTTAAAGGTAACTCTGTAGAGCTATATAAAGAGTTAACAGGCACTGAAGAAACTAGAACTATAAATAAAGAAAAGTTAAAAGATAACTTATCAGAATTATATCCTGACTTTGTAGAATTTATAGAATCTGAAAGCGATTTTTTTAGATTAAGAAAAGGTGTATTCCAAAACTTTTATGAAGGTATATTTAATACCGATGCTAATGGTAATATAACTAGTATAAAAAGAGTTGGCGTTGCAGAAGAACCACAATACAAAGCTAAAATACCTACTCAACAAGAATTTGTAGATGCATTTACTAAAGGTGAAAATAGAGATATAAAAAGAAATGTAGAAAATCTAGCATGGGTATTAGGTATAATGAACGTTAAACAATACACTGGTAAAACTATAGTAGAAAATAATGGTGTATTAAACGTGGACGGTAAAAATATATCTATAATAAATACAGCTACTAATCCAAAGTCTTTTGCTCAATTAATAAATCTTACTGAAGCATATTTTCCTAAAGAATCTATGGAAGTTTTAAACTCAAGTAGAATAGAAAATAAAGCAGAAATAGAAGGCGCTAGATACGGTGATATAGAAAGTAAAGCAGTTACAGAGTTAGCTAAGCAAGGAATTAAACCATACATGTTATCTCAGGTTAGTTTAAGTGTTAGTAATTTAGATGGTAAAGAAAGAGAAATAGCCTTAGATACTGAGTATAAAGTAGATGATAATAGAACATTGACAGGTAGAGACATACAGCAAATGTATTTGTCTGAGCTTAGTGATCAAATAAAAGCTGCGCCTAAAGAAACAGAAGGTATAGTTTCATTAGTAACTACTACTAATCAGAGAATAAAAGCTGGTAAAGAAAATGAAGAGCTATATAAAGATAAAGATTTAACTAAAAAAGATTTTGAAGATGTAAATAAGTCTTATAACTTTAGAGGTAAGCAAGGCGAGGCTAACGCAGAAAAAAGAGAAATTGCAAAACCAAAGTTAAAGAAAAAAGTAGAAAACCCAGATGGTACATTTACTACTGTTGTAGTTAGAGAACTTAGTGTAAATAAAGATAATTACGATGCTTATGTTGATCGTATAGGAAATTTTGTAAAGAAATTACCTAACAAAGAGTTTTTTGAAGGCACAGGTATAACGTTAGAAGCGTTAATAGGTGAGCATATGAGAACAACAGGTATGGGATCTATACTTATTGATTCTAAAACAGGTAAAGAAATATCAATAGGAAGAATAATAGAGACACTTAGTAAAAAAGGTATAGAACCTGGTCAAGATAATAAATATTTTAACAATATAGATAGTAAAATTTTAAGCTCTGAATATTCACAAAGAACAGCAGCTAAAAAACTTTTAAGTAATCAATACACTAAAGAACAAAAAGACGAAATATACAAAAAAGTTTTTACTAAAAAAGACGCTGTTGAAAGACAAAAAATACTTAAAGCTTTATTACTTTCTAAGTTTGACTATGTTTGGGAAGGTAAAACAAAACAAGATGTTTTAGACAGGTATTCTGATATGGCCTTTATAGCTAAAGCAGAAAGTAATAATAAGCAAGGTCAACGTGTATTAGCATCTATAGTAGGTGCTATGTACAAAGATTTACCAATGGAAGAAATATGGGTAAAACTAGAGCATAGTACAGCTAGTGTTGACTTAAATACTAAAGTGTTAGATGCTATAGCAAGGGGTGATAGAAATGCTATAATAGAAATATCTAAAACATTTGAAGGTGTGTTTGGCCAAAGGGCTCAAAAGGAAGGTTCTAAACTTCCAGAGATGACTACAACATTTGACTTTTACGATAAAGTACAAGGAACTACATATGGTGAATCTTTAAAGTTGCTAGAAACATTGACTACTAAAGATGGTCAAACTGTAAGGATAGCCGATGAAATAATGATGGAAAATCCTGAAACTGGTAATATAGAGCCTATAACTAATTATGTTATAGATAGATCTAAAATATATGCTAAAGAAAATAAAATAAGTGATAGTGAAGTTGCGGCTGTAGAAAAAGAAGTTACTAGCAACAACTTTATGGTAGAATATCGTATAACAAATCCTAAAGATCTTGACAAAGTAATTAAATATGAAGTAGAAAAAGTAAAAGTAAATACACAAGCTGCTGAAACAAATGAAAGAGTTTCAAGCGCTGAAGTTGTAAAAGAGACTCCAGGTATAGTTAAATTAACTGAAAACAACGACGGCGCTACAACTCAGAACCAGTTAGAGAATAATGTATTCATGGATAAAATAATGGATACAAGAGGAGTACAAGATATAAACTATAACTCGCCTACATTTAAAAATTATAATTACAACGCTGAAACTGGAATAGCTAAACAACCTAATAATACTAATAAGTTTCAAGGTAATAGAAAAGTAATACTAATGGGAGGTAGTGCTGGATCTGGTAAAAGCGGTATTGCTAAAGGTATATTAAAGTATTTAGATAGTAAAGGTGTAAATATAAAAGATTTTGAGTACTTAAATGTTGATACAGAAAAAGAAAGATTAGTAGAAGAGTTTGATATAAACAAAAATCAGAGTAAACAAGCTGATTGGGAAAGAAGTTTAGATGCTAGGCTAATGGCTTTATCAAGAGCTGATATGCAAAATCAAATGGATGTGACAATAGCTAATGGTAAAGGTTTTATTTTAGATGGTACATTAGCATCATATAAAAATACTAATAAGCTTATAGAGAGATTAGAAAACGAAGGATATGAAGTTGTAATAGTAAAAGCTGATGCGTCATTAGAAACTAAATTACAAAGAAATAAAGCAAGAGAAGAAAGAAGTTTAAGAGATAAAATAGTAACTACTAACCATGATAATGTTGAAAGTTCATTTGCTAAGTATGAGTCAGACGGTAGAAACATAATAAAAGTTAACACTGAGTCTTTCGGTAAAAACGAAATGCCTGAGCAAATAGCAAAAGAAGTATACGATAATATCAACGAAAACATAATTACTAAAATAGACAAAGCTAACTTAGAAACAAGCGAAAGATCTGGTATACAAAACAAAGCTGAAATAAATATAGTGTCAGAGCAAGGTAATCAAATATTTAGTAATAGATATAAGTTGGATTCAAGCAGGCCAATAACAGAAGCAGAAGCTATTAAGATAGGTAAAGATAAGAAAAGAAAGTTTAGAATAATGCCATTAAAAGCTAGGCATGCTATGCCTTTATTATTAGAAGTTGTCGGCAAAGGCGACAAAAAAGGTCTTCAACATATGGAAACTATGCTTGACTTAGCAGATCAAGGTAAATATAACTTTGCTACTTTTAAAAGAAATACTTTTGGCAGTTTAAAAGGATTAGATAAAGTAGTTAAAGATGAAAACATAGACCTTCAGTTAAGTGAAAAAATGACTGACAAATCTGTGTTTACTAGAGAAGATGCTGTAAGAATATATTTGTGGAATAAGAACGGTAAAGAAATACCAGGACTAGGAGACGTAAGTAAAAAAGAAGCTATACAAACTGTAATGGCTGACACAGATTTATTATGGTATGCTAATAATGTAGAGAAAATATTTAAATATGGAGAGAACGAATACTTTGATCCTAAATTAGGTTGGTCAAGTTCTAGTATAAAAAATGATTTAAGATTATTTGTCAACAGTCAAGAAAAATTATTCCAACAAAACTTTAAAGATTATTTTGATGCTACATTTACTGAAGAAAATCTTAATAAGATTAGAGCGGGTATGGGTAATAAAGAGTTTGATAACTGGTGGTCTGTTACAAAAGACTTTGGAGATAGACAATACACAGGTAGAACAAGAGCTGAAGGAGAAAAAGTAGGACAAAGATTTGTAAACTGGCTACACGGCTCAACAGCACTAGCTTTATTTGGTAATGTTAAGTCTGCCGCAACACAGTTAATATCTAGTACTATATATTTAGGTGGACCTGACAACGGCTTTGGCAGTGCAGCTAAAGCATATGCTAGTCCAGAGATATTTAAAGCCATGAAGTATATTATTAAATCTGATTATTTAAAAGATAGAAGAGGAAGTTTTGATTTAGCATTAAAAGAACTATCTGACGCTGAGGTAGGTAGGTTTAAAGGTATATATGATAAAGCTTTAAATCTAAGTTTCTTATTCTCTCAGCTTGGTGATAACGCAGCTATAACAATAGGTGGAGCACCTATGCTTTTAAATAAAGCTAAAAAATATATTAGAGAAGGTTTAGGTGAAGCTGAAGCTTATGAAAAAGCTATGTTTGAAGTAGCTCAGTTTTCTGAAAGCACTCAGCAGTCTACTTGGGCTAGAAACATATCCTATCAACAGACAACTGGCCTTGGTAAAGCTACATTAAACTTTTTAAGTACAAACATATTATACAATAATGGCGCACTAGCTGAAAGTATGAAGTTGCAAAAAGGATTAGGTGATGCTAAAAGTGTAAGAACTATAGTTAATAGAATAGGAGTACAAACAGCTATGTTCTCTGTGCTATCTTCTGGTATACAATACTTATACATGGACGACGATATAGATCCTGATAAAAAAGAAAAGCTATTAGAAAAAGATAAAGAAAATATACTTTGGACTAGTATGACATCTATAATAAATGGAACAGGTATAACAGGTAGAGCTGCTACTACAATGATGGGCGTATTAAAAAAGCAGTATAAGTTTATGACTGAGGAAGGAAGAAGAGAGGCTGACTTAGCTATGGAACTACTTCAGTTTTCACCATCACTAAGTATTAAAGTTAAGAAAATACAACAAGCTGAATACGACTTTAGACTAGCACAAAAAATATACGACAAAACAGGTAAGGTACCTACTAAACAATTATTAAGAGCTGGAACTAAATTGTTTTCATTTACTACAAACTTTGCTTTACCTGAATACATAACAACAATTGAAGACAAATACAACTTCATCATGGAAGAAAGATATACCTTCTGGCAGAAATATGAAGCTGCTTTAAGTAGTGTATATGCAGGTGATCCTAGCTTTTATAAAGATAGAGCTAAAAAAGAACTTGATGAAGCAATGGTAGATTCCGATAACTTTGGTAAACCTGTACAAAGTACTCAAAACGAAAAAGGTGGTTATCAAAGTGGAGTTACTATTAAAAACAAAAGAAGGAAAAAACCAAAACAAATAGGAGCTAATTAGGAACAAAAAAAACTGGGCACCATACCCAAAGTTCCTGTAACCAGAAAAGGGAGATGTAAGTCTCCCTTTTTTTATGTGATAGT